GAACGGATCGTGCGGCGTGAACCGAATGCATATCTCGCGTCACTCTATTGGGACAGTGAAATGTTTGGTAGGAGTACCGCCGCACGGAAGCAGAACGAGCGTGGGATGCAGGAAAAAGATTATAAGGCGGCTCTTTTGGAACTGTTTTCTGATATGGATGGGAACTTTCCAACGGAGCATAAACGGTATGTGGCAGGCCGGTACCGGAATTTTTTCCTGAGCGTTTCGGCTATTGCGGATAATAAGGACTGCAAAGCCATTTATGAGGGGCTTATATCTGGTGATCCGAAGCTGCGTTCCTTCCGGGCGCTGTACCAGAGGATTTACGGGAAATATATTACAGAAGCCAAGAAAAAGGAGGGGCTGCCGAATGGATAATAAGATAGCCGGCCCTCTGTCAACGCTCCGATGGGTAGACAGGGGGAGTGTGAAACCGAATGATTATAACCCAAACAAAGTATCAAAACAGAACTTGGAATTGCTGAAGCAATCCATACTTGCCAATGGATGGACTCTGCCGATTGTGGTAAGGCCGGATTTCACGATTATTGACGGATTCCACAGATGGACGGTTGCCGGAGAAGAGCCTCTGGTTTCCATGCTGGACGGGAAAGTACCAGTGGTAATTGTAGCGCATAAGGATAAGGCCGGGAATATCTATGGAACTGTTACCCATAACCGGGCGAGGGGTACACATCTTCTGGGGCCTATGAAGGCAATCGTCAAGGAGCTGATGGCAGAGGGGAAATCCGTGGAAGAGATTGGAAAACAGTTGGGTATGAGACCGGAAGAAATCTTCCGACTGTCGGAATTCTCAAAAGAGGAATTCCTGAAAATGATGGTTAAACCGAACCAGGGATTTTCAAAAGCGGAATTCATAACGAAGATTTAATGTTTTAACAAATAATATTCGTAGAGCAGAACGGAGAAGGAGTGCATTGCCTCTCTCCGTTTTTATGAAAACAAAAAACGAATAGAGGAGAGGTGGTGATATGCCGAGGGCACGTGACCCAAACCGAAATAAAGCATTCCAAATATACATGGATGCCGGCGGAAAGATTGATTTAGTTGAGATTGCGGATCAACTAAATATATCTTCCGGGACTGTTAGGGGATGGAAGTCAAAGGACAAATGGGAAGAACAGTTGAGCGGAACGTTCCAAACAAAAGTTATGGAACGCTCCAAACGTTCTAAAGGCGGCCAGCCGGGAAATCAAAATGCAAAAGGTTCTAAAGGCGGTTCAGGCGCAGCCCCACAGAAAAATAAAAATGCGGAGAAGCATGGAGCGTATTCCAAGGTTTATTGGGATACACTGGATGAAGACGAACTTGAGTTGATTGGTAGCATGGATAGTGCCGAAGAGCAGCAGCTGATCATGCAGCTACAGATGTTCTCCGTGCGGGAGCGCAGACTTATGCGGAACATTAAGAAGTACAGGGAGCTGGAAGCAGAAAACCATGGTCTTGCTGTAAAAGCGGTATCAAAAACAAAAAAGGTAGAAGATCTGACAAGTTTTGATGGAGAGAGTATTGGTGCTGGAAAATATAAAAAGGTAACGGAGACAAGTGTTACAGGTACGGAACCTGTTATGAATAGCATAATGACATTGGAGGCGGAACTCACAAAAGTACAGCGGGCAAAAACAAAGGCGATAGAGACTTTAGCAAGGCTGCATCTGGAGAAACAAAAGCTGGAAGGAGATACTTCTACAAACGATGTTGTAAAGTCGTGGGTGGAAAAAGTTACAAAAGAGAGGAGGAATTCAAATTCAGAATGAAAAATGGCTTGACGAATTCCTTGATGAAAGCATACCTCTTTGGCGGAATGATCCGGTACTGTTCATGCGGGAAGTCCTGTCCTTTGAGCCGGATGATTGGCAGATCGATGTGGCGCATGATCTGCGCGATTATGCTAGGGTATCCGTGAAATCCGGTCAGGGTGTTGGCAAAACAGGTGTAGAGGCTACATTGCTTCTGTGGTTTCTGGTCTGCTTCCCATATTCCCGAATTGTTGCCACGGCGCCGACAAAGCAGCAGCTTCATGATGTGCTGTGGTCCGAGGTGGATAAATGGATGAATAACTCTCCGCTGTTGCCTCTGATGATCAAATGGACCAAAACATATGTTTATCTCCGTGGATATGAAAAACGGTGGTTTGCGGTTGCAAGGACGGCGACGAAGCCGGAGAATATGCAGGGATTCCACGAGGATAATATTATAGGAAAAGCCAGGGCTTATCAGGTCTTATAAAGCCGCATAAAACGGCACTTTGTTTGTATCTGGCTTTATCTGTTTTTATAGATAAGTGGGAAAAGTGGTGTCAATTTTGGTGTAAATGGTGTCAAAAAAAGTTTGTGGGAAATGAAAAAAGACACTTGACAAGGCAAAGTGTTGAAATTTGTTAAAATATACTTTTTTATGGTGCTGTATACCCATATTTTGAGTTTATTTTATAAATCATGATATATGGTGCTTTTGAGTAACGGGAAGGTTGAAAATGTGGATTTGCTATAATGGTAATATCCTCTTTATCGTGCTTTTATAGCAGATGGACAGTATGAGATAAAATAAAGAGATTGGAAGGAGTTACTGATTATGCGTGCAAGGACAAGAGATGAGATGGTTGTGGTTTTGTCGGACAAGAGGCTTTTGAATATGGATGAATTCTGTATCTATGCAGGGCTTGGAGCTAATACGGCCAGGATTATAGCCGAAACGACAGGCGCCCTATTCAGGGTAGGACACCGTGTGCTGGTGGACAGGGTGAAATTTGATAAATACTGTGATGAGAACAATGAGATAGAAGCATGGGCAAAGTAACGGCGGATCAGGAAGTTCTGTACGGAATAAAGGCGGGATGGCATGGGAAGACGGAAAAAGCAGTATATTCCCAAACATTTTGAAAGCACCTGGGAGGTGCGGGATACATCTGCCAATATATACGAGAGCATGCTGTGCTCTGCCGCTTATCAGGATTTGACAAAGAACCAGAGGCTTCTGTATGTATACATGAAGGCACAGTATTATGGCAAACGGAAACCGGGAAGAGATAATCCGGACATAGAAAGTCTACAGGGTGATGATTTGTTTTACTTTAACCTGGCACTGGCTGTCAAATATGGACTGTATGCAAGCGGAAGCCGCCAGCAGCTTTATGCGGACATAAAAGCGATTGAAGATCATGGCTTTATTAAAACTGTCAGTAAAGGCAGGGGCAATCATACACGATCCATTTATCAGTTCACAGGGGACTGGAAGACGTGGGGCAGCAGTTGAAATTAAAACCTTTGTATGACTTTTGCTACATTAGAAGCGGGGGTAATGTAGCAAATCTTCTACATTAGACGTAAAATTCATCATTCTAATGTAGTAAAAGTCATACAGTTTATATAAAGTTTACCATACCATATTTTAAAAAAGGGGACAGGAAAACAGGAACTGATGGCTGGACAATTAGTTTTGCCTTCGGAAAGCCCCGCTGCTGTCACAGAGAGGCTTTCATGTAAAATGCCTGGCAGTGCAGTGCTGGCTGAATTCATTGTAAGGGAGTGGACGGGGGATGTCAAATGAGGAGATTGTCGAGCAGATACAGAAAGGCATACAGGTCACAGCGAATCAGGAAAGGCTTTGGAAGAACAGTGAGAGGTTTGTCCGGTGGGTGATCAGGAAATATATAGGGAGCTGTTGCAAAGAGGATCAGGAGGATTTCATGCAGCAAGGCTTTATTGGGCTTATATCCGCTGCAGGGAAATACCGGCCGGAGAACGGCGCAAAATTTCTGACTTATGCGGAAAACCATATCAAGACAGCGATATTCAGATATAACGGCAGCAATACCTCCAGTGTCCATATCCCGGAATATCTCAAAATGAGAATGCGAAAACTGGCAGCATTCCAGTTAAAGTACAGGGCAGCGTTTAAAAGGGATCCAGAACCGGAAGAAATACAGAAGGCTTTGCATATTTCAGCCCGTTCCTTCTGCCATCTGGAAAAGACGCTGCTCAATTTGAGAACCAGGAGCCTGGACGAATACATATCAGAAGACGGGAGCGGCAGTCTCCTTGACCTGCTTTCAACAGACGAGAAGATTGATGAACTGGCCGGGAGCAGCGAATATCAGAGGGAGCTGCACAATGAGCTGGATGCGGCCCTCCGGATTCTGGACCATAAAACGGCGCTTATGATCCGCTGTGCATATTACCAGGGAAATGGCTATGCCAGTACCGCAAAGATGTTCGGATGCAGCAGGCAGGCGGTTGATGAACGCATAAAGAAGGGCTTTTACAGGATACTCCATTCAGAGCATCGGGAAAAGCTGGAAAGTTTCATGTGGGAGGGGTACCATGTGGATCCGCGGCGCCTGAGTGACTATGCGGATATGGAGGAAATAGATTATATGGGCAGCGGGCTTCTGCTCTGAGGCAGGTGATGGAGGAATGACATATTTTTATGATTATTTTGCGAGGCAGTACCGGGAGGGCAGAAACGTTAGCCTGCTCCCTGCCCCTGCTGCCATATTCGGAAATATAGAG